GTAAACTGGTTTTAACGCCTTTTAATCCAATATCTATTAATTGTTTTGCTAAATTTTCTGCTTCAATATTTATTTTTTCTTCTGGGACTTTTTCTAGTGGTGCCAAGTTTTTGTCTATGATTTGTTGGGGAAAGCCGGATTTCATGAGGATTACGTTGAATGATCTTGCTAATTCATTACGTTTCTTAATATTATCAAGAATATCATCAATTTCTTTTATTTCAGGATGTTCTTCTCTAATTTTTTTTAATTTTAATATTGCTTCTTGTAATTTTGTTTTAAGATTAATATTTTTTGAACTTGTTGATTGATCTCTAATTCTTTCACCAGGTAATTTAATATCAATTAAGAATCTATCTCCATGAATACCATCTGATTTTCTATAAGAAATATTTGTTGGAATATCGTTTGGATCAATTCCACAATCAGCAGGTAATTCAATATTTCTTTCTCTTTTTGATTGATTATAATTTTGTTGTGTTTGTGATAGTTCTCTTAAATTTTCTAAACGATTATCTTTTGGTATTCTATTAATATGATCAATCGAATTTGTTTGACCTTTACCATTAAAAGTTAATTTACCCATTACAAAATTATGTAGATATAATTGTTTTGTTTTACCATCAGCCGGATCAATTATTGTGCTACTAATATAATTATCACTAACTATATGCCATCTTCTTAAAATAACATTTTCTCTTTTAATATCATCAAATACAAATAATATATCTTCTGTATCATTAAATGGTACATATCCGACAACATATTTTTTATCATTATATTCAACACTTTTATGGTTTAAAACTTCTCTATTAACTTCTTTTGTTATAATTTTCTTTTTTTCAATATAAGTTGTTACTGGAACTTTTTCTATAATTTCTTCTTGGATAAGTGTTTTTTCGATGATTCGTTTTGAGAGAGGCATATTTATAATATAATTAAAAATATCTCTTTATATATTGAGTAAAATTCAATTTTTATTATTTGAGTAAATAATAAATATAAAATCTTGATAAATGTTTAGTTACTGTAGGCAAGTCCAGCCATACCGCTCATGACACGTAAGACGTTGTAGTTAACTGCCCAGACGTTGAAGTTGGATGTTGATGATCCAGAGTTGAGGTAGTTGCTGAGGTAGTTTGTTTCGGCTGCTCCTGTGAATGCATTGGTGCGTCCGAATGTGACTGAGAGTGTTGCATTGTCGATACGGGAGAAGTTGCATGTTCCGGAGGGTTGGTGTTCTTCGGGGTTGAGGGCGAAGGAGTAGCAGTTGACACCATCGGCGGGTGTGTTGCTGAAGTGTTGCCAAGGTTGGACATAGTTGAAGTAGGTTCCTTCGCGTTGGGAGAAACGGTCTTGTCCGTTGAGTTGGAGTAAGGCTTGTTGAGTGGAGTTTTCTGATCCATCAAGTTGGTTACCGAAGTTGTCCCATTGGTAGAGGATGACATCTTTGATATCTGCACCATCTCCGATTTGGATGTTACCAGATGTACCAGTCCATGCGACTGTACCTGAGGCGAATGTTACTGTTAAGGCAACTGCGGCTTTGAGGGTGGCAACTGTGTTGGAGATGAAGTCGAGGGGTAAGAGTTCTCCGAGGATTGTGATGTTTTCAACATCAGCAATTGCGCATCCACCAGCTTGAGAGATTGCAACAGGGTTGATCTTGGCGAATAATGCTGCATTTCCAGTGTTGGCTCCAGCAACGATTTGACCATATGCATTTGTTTGGACGTGTGTTGCAGCAAGGGGGGCAGCTGCGGCGATTGCATATTTGAGGACGAAGCGTTTTGTTGCTGCGAGTTGTGTTGCATATGTGTCAGTTGGGTGGTATGCTAAGACTGTGTTACCATTGGTGTAACGTCCTTGTTTGGCAGTCCAGATTAAGAATTTGCAAGGGTGGTTTAAGTTTAATCTGAATTTGGAGTTGACACCTGTGATTGATTCTGATCCAGGGAATTGGAGGGCTTCGATGAGGTATTCGTGGGAGGCTTGGGCGAAGCGTTTGCGTTCTTCAGAATCGAGGTAGATGTAGTCTACGTAGAGAGAGCAGTCGGAGAGTGTGAGTCCGAGGGCTGTGGCTAATCCCTTTCCTGTTCCACCTGATACGTTTTCGAATGCTAAGAGTTGGTCAACTGAGACGAATTCGAAGTTGATGCGGACTTCGTGGTATTGGAGAGCGATTAAGGGAAGAGCTAATCCATCGAATCTGCAGAAGAAGAACTTGAGGGGAACCCACATGGTGTATGCAGGGTGTTGGTAGTCGAGGACTGTTAATTGGGGTACGTTTCCGATCATGGTGTTGTATCCGCGGTCTTGTCCGATCTTTCTGCTGAGTTCATTCCAGATGGTTAACCATTCACCCCAGTGTTTGTCGATACGGGTTCCACCGATTTCGAGTTCAACTGATGAGATGAGTGCGTGTCCGAGGGATGTGCACCATGCCCATCTTACGTTGTAGTATGTGGATGATGAGGCTAATGATGCTGTGCTTCCTGCAGAGACAGTTGTTCTGAGGTACATCTTTGTGATTAAGTCACCGTTGCGGACAACGGGGCATTGGACTTTGTTACCAAAGGCTCCTGTTCCGTTGAATGTTTGTTCGATGGATTCCATGGCAAAGTTGGTGTGTCTGCGATAGACAACCTTGAAGAATGTGATTTGGGGATTACCTGTGAGGTAAACATCTTGTGCGCCGTAAGCTACTAATTGCATTAAACCGCCACCCATTTGAATATATATATAATAATTATATAGAAAAAAAATATTCAATAAAAGAATTAATTCGAATTAAAAAACTATACTATTTTATATAGAGCCTCTTTTATTTATATATATATGTTTAAAAATAAGAACTCTAAGTATCACTCAATCTTACAATCAATTAAAAAACAACCAGTTAAATCAAACCTTGCTACCAGACACGAAGAAATTACAAATGATTTAAATAATAATAAAGTAAAAATAGAAGAAATTCAAAAAGAGATCACCCAATTAGATGAAGAATTAAAAACTATTACAAATGTTTCTGAAAAAAATTTAATTAATCTGAAGAGTCAAGAACTTAAGTCTCAAATTCAACAATTATCTTTATATGATGAATATGATTATTATCATGAAGTATTTGATATATTGATGGATTATGAGGATGATGCAAATGATAAATTTAATTTATTAAATCAATATTTATCAAAAGTTGACAAAGATACTATTATTAAGTCAAATAAAAAGAAAAATAAATTTGATAATGTTTATAAAAAATGTGAAGCATGTAATGATGAAATGATATTAGATTTACATAATGGATTAATGGTTTGTAAAATATGTGGAGCTAGTGAAATGATTCTTGTAGAGAGTGATATACCCAATTACAAAGAAGAGTGTAATGATACAAAAACATATGTTGCTTATAAAACAATGAATCATTTTAATGAATGGTTAAATAAAATTCAAGGAAAAGAAGTTATTGAATTATCTGAAGAAATATGTGAAAAAATTAAAAAAGAAATTAATAAATATGATTTAAAAAATGATACTAAAAATATAACACCTTATTATATGCGTGAAATATTACGTAAATTATCATTAAATAAATATTATGATGATATACCATATATTATATTTAAAACAACTGGAAAGGAACCACCACAAATTGCTCGTGATAAAGAAGAAAAATTACGTCAAATGTTTAGAGAAGTTCAAGAGCCATTTAAGATTTACAAACCGAATGTAAGAAAAAATTTAATTAGTTATTCATATATTATTTATAAACTCTGTGAATTAATTGAATTAGACTATATCTTACAATTTATTCATTTATTAAAATCAGACCAGAAAATAAAGGATATGGATGTAATTTGGAAAAAAATATGTAATCATTTAAACTGGGAGTTCATCCCTTCGATTTAATATATATAATAATAATATTATATTATTATATTATAATGACAGGAGGTTTAATACAAATAGTAGCCTATGGGGTAGCCGATGTATTTTTAACTGGCATGCCTCAAATAACATTTTTTAAAATTGTATACAGAAGATATACAAACTTTGCGATTGAAAATATTGAACAAACATTTAGTGGTACTAAAAATTTTAATAATACAATATCATGTACATTAGATAGAGTTGGAGATTTGGTTAGTAAAATGTATTTAAAAGTTATAATTCCATCTGTTAATATTCCAAATCCAAATTTTATATCAGAATTTAATTCAATTGATCAAAATAACATAAGTAATTTACAAATACAATATACAAATTTTAAAACTATAATGAACTTTTTATATCGTTGTTATCGTGAACTTACATCATATTTAAAAACAATTAATCAAACAATTAGTTTAACAACACTTTTTGGTAAAATACAACAAATTGTTAGTTTATATTTTACATCTACTGAATATTCAAATTTAAAATCAAAATTTAATGCTCTTTTTAATATAAAAATCCCAATAAATAACTTTTTTGTCGCAAATTTCTATGATTCAAATGGTAATTATTTATATGGTGATTCATCATTCAATAACAGTAGAATAACAGATATTGATATTGTTAAAAATATAACAAATTATGTAGTTACAAGTTTTTCAAATTCGGCGGCATTAATTACAAAAATAAATGCGGATTTAACAATTTTTAAAAATTTATCAGGTCAAATGGATCAATATTTATTTAAAAATATTTCTGATTATTCGAATTTACACAGAAATTATGCAAATTATAAATTCAGTTGGGTTAAAAAATTAGGTCATCAAATTATTAATAATTTATTTGTTGAAATTGGTGGACAAAGAATAGATCAACACAACAATGATTGGTATAATATTTGGAATGAATTATCATTAAATAGTGAATTACAATCAGTATATGATAAAATGATTGGAAATATTGATGCATTGACAAAATATTCATATGATATAAAAACTGGATATACAATGTATATTCCTTTAAATTTCTGGTTTAATAAATATATATCTGGAGCATTACCATTAATATTTTTAAGATATAATGAAGTTAGAATTCAACTTGAATTAAATAACGTAGAAAAGTTGATATATACTGATGCGCCTGTTGATACAGATTTTGAAACTATGATTCAATTAACTGACATTAGTTTATTAGTTGATTATATATACTTGGATGTTGATGAAAGAACAAAGTTTTCTCAATCATCTCAAGAATATTTAATTGAAGTTGTTCAAAATTATAATTATCCTATGTTAACATCTAATCAAATAACAATTGAATCATTTTTTGTTAATTCTGTTAAGGAAATGTTTTGGGTTGTTCAAAGTAATAAAAATTTAGCAAATAAATTTTATGATATATATGACCTAGGTGTTATATATAATATTTCAAGTATTAACAATGTACCTACTACAACATTGGAACAAAAAGTACAATTATTAACTGGAAAACATGTATTTAATATTGGTGATACAGTTAAGATTTTTAATTCACAATTTTATAGTGGTAGTTATAAAATAATAGCCCTTGACTTAACATCTATAACAATTTATTCAAAATTTTATGTTACAGAAACAGACTCATATGTTATGTTAGATCAATTATATACAAATATTACAACATTTAATGATAAAAATCCAATACAAACATCATCATATAATTTTGAACAATATGAAAGATTCCAAAATTATGATTCAAATTTTACAAACTATGTTCAACCATATGCTTACCATACAAAAACACCTTCTGATGGTATTAATATTTATTCATTCTCTTTAAATCCAGAAGAATATCAACCAAGTGGAGCAGTTAATTTAAGTTCATATAAATACAAGTCTTTTGTATACCAATTTAATCAAAAATTTATAGATTGTGTAACTACTAATTCAGATGCATTTATGATAAAAACATATGCATTAGGATATAATATTCTTAGTTTTAAAAATGGAATGGCAAGTCTTGTTTTTAATATATAAATAAAAAAATTGATTTGTTAAATTCTTCATTTTTATTTTCCAGTATTATTATTATCATACTGAAAAAACTCACTGAACTCGTTAACATTCAAAAACCATTCTTCACAATTTGTAGAAAACCTCTAGTTGAACAAATCAATTTATGGAAAAATAAAATTCCAAGAGTCCAACCACATTATGCTGTTAAATGTAACAATGATCCATATTTAATAAATATATTAAATGAACATAATGTAAATTTTGATTGTGCCAGTGGAGGCGAAATACAACAAATTCTAAATAGTAATATTAGTAGTACAAAAATTATCTATGCAAATCCGTATAAGAATATAAATGATTTGGATTATGCTGTTAAAGAAAATGTACCAATAACAGTTGTGGATTCATTAGAAGAATTGGATAAATTAAGAAATAAAAAAATAGAAACAATGGTTAGAGTGAAAGTTAATGACAAAGATTCATTAATGCCGTTTAGTTCAAAGTTTGGTGCGAGTTTTGAGGAAAGTATGGATATATTAAAAAAAGCAAAAGAATACAAAATGAATATATCGGGATTTTCATTTCATGTTGGAAGTGGATGTTTTAATTCAAATCAATATTATGATGCTGTTAAAATGGTATCTGATATAATGATAAAATCAAATTATTTAAATCATGAATATAAAATAATAGATATTGGTGGTGGATTTGCTGGAGATTGTGATGAAAAGTTTTTAGATCAAGCAAAAAAGATTAATGAAGCAGTTGATATGTTTAAAAATGGATTTCATCCATATAAAGATATTACATTTATATCAGAGCCTGGACGTTTTTATATGACTAAAACCCATACATTATATGTTCCGATAATAGCGAAAAGAAAAACAAATAATAAGACCTTTTATATAATTGATGAAAGTGTATATTCTTCATTTTCTAATATTAAATATGATATGGCAAATCCTAAATTTGAGATAGTAAATGAATCAAGAAAAACAGGAAAAGAGTATGATTCTGTAATTTTTGGAAGAACATGTGATTCAGGAGATAAAATTCAGGAATTAAAATTACCTGAATTAGAAATTGGTGATTATTTTGAAATTAAAAATATGGGAGCATACACTACTGCATCCTCAACAAATTTTAATGGTTTCAAAAGTACAGAGAAAGTTTATTTATGTTGAAAATAAAAATTATTTAAAATAATTTTTATTTAAAAGATCATTATATATTAGAGTATATGCCTTCTGGAATAATTCAATTATTGGCAAGTGGCGCCGAAGATAAAATACTTACATCTAAACCTGAAATGAATCACTTTAAGAAAGTATATATGAAACATTCGAGTTTTTCTATTTTTAATTATGAAATCCCTGTAACTTCTCAGTGTGATTTTGATGGACTTGTTCAATTAGAAATACCAAAAAATGGAGATCTATTAAGAGGTGTACAATTAAAAATAGAATTACCACAAATCAATATTTCATATAATAATAGTGCAAATGTTGAAATCAATAACATAAAAAATCAATATTCTTATAAATCAATTAATCAAAATATATATAATTATAACTTATACAATTTGAATACATTTAAAGATATCATGGAATATCAATTAAATTATACTGATGTACCAACAAATTTTCAATTATTTCAATATGATTCTGTTTTAAATACAGAATCTTATAAAGTTGTAATACCAAAAATTGATTTAAATCAATTTGTTGAAAACTCAACATCACCATATTATTTTGAAATTAATCCTGATCCATTAATATTTAGTAATGCAAATGTTTCATTTGAATATCCAAATATAGCAGTACCTATTGTGGAAACAGACTTCAATGAATTTTCTAATAAAATATTACTTTATTCAAACAGAAATAATAAATTATCAGCAACATTTAATATTATTGCTGATTTGTTTCAAAAGAACGATACAACTACCTTATTAACATCAGATAATATAAAAAATATATTTATAAAAAATATTAAAGATTATATATTTAAGAATAATGAAGTAGCTGGAATTGATTCATTATTAAGATATATTGATTCAATACGTTTTATTCGTCCAATTCCATTATATGATGAAACATCTGTTAATAATATTTTACATGGAGATGATAAAGATTTACTTGGATTTCCTGAATATTACTTAACTTATTATAATACTAGAACTCTTAAAAGTGTTTTAATTACAGGAACAGTAGTTGATACATTATTAAATTCATATGCGTCTCGTCTAATATATGTATTAACAAATGATACAACAGATAATATGGTTAAATATAATGGACAACTATATGGTTTATATAATATATTAAAATTTGATTATATTAATTTTTCATCATTAAATGATACATATAAAGAAGCACAAATTATATCATATCCTTTATTTAATTATACAGAATTATTTAAAGATATTAATTCAATAAGTATACAAATAACACCTATATCTGATTTAGTAATTACTACATTAAATGATTTTAGTGAATTATTTTCAATAAATAGTATCAATTTACAATTAAATGGTGAATATAAAATTGTTATTAGTTTATATTCAGGATCTGTATTATATAATGTAAATTTAAAGAATAGATATATTTATTTTTATTATAATTTTAATTTAGACTACCTTCAAGTACCATTTTGTATTTTTAAAATTAGTAATTATTATATTCAAGAAAATGATATATGCATATATGCGAAAGATGTTAATTATACTGGAACAAATTTTACAACAGATTTATTATATGTAATTGATAATAATATTTTATTACAAACAAATACAATAAACAGTGATTATAATGATGTTAAAAAAGTAGATATATCTAATATTAGCTTAGATTCAATAAATTTATATCAAAATTATATTTTAAGTTCATCAAATACAGATTTTAATTTAAATAATACTATTACCACAGAACTTTCACAAAAAAGTTTATTTAAAACAAATGTTAATTCATATATTTTACAAAATATATCTGATAATTATGCAATTGTATATAATATATTATTAACTCAATTTAAACAACCATCTAATTTTGTATCAAAATATGAATATGCAAAAAATTTATATTATCAAACATTATTAACAAATGATGGAAAAGGTACTTTAACTTTATCAGGACTTGGATCATCTACATTTACTGAACAAGATGTATTTGGTAATAATATAATGTCAGAATATTTACAAAAGATATTAGCTATAAATTTTCAAAATTTAACAATTACAAATAATAATTATTTATCAATTATTCAAAGTCTTATAAATACATATAGTTCAGTATATCAATCAAATTGGAATACTATTAATAATATTATTCAGTCATCAAGTTATATGACTAATATGAATAAAAAAATTAATTATTTAGAAAATAATAAATTATATGTTCAAGTTCAAATGAATGCAAATTTATTTATAAATACATCCAATATAACACCAGTTAACGCATATGATAATAATGGACTCCAAGTAGCAACATTTTATCTTAATGCAAATAACTTTGTTCGTACAAGTACTTATGTGTTTAGTATGAATTTATATTTATCTGATTTTGGTAGTAATATAAGTAATATATTTTTATTAAAAAATACTTATACTTTTTCGACATATATTGAACCAGATACACATACATCAAAAATAAACAATATTATTTATGCAGATCAAACATATACAGAAAATGTTAATAATTTTTTAAATCAACAATTTTTATACAATGATGGAGCTCCTATTCATGGAAACTATATATTAGAAGATTATATAATAAATTTGTATGGTTATATTGATGTAACATATGATAAATATTTAACATCAAAGAAATATACTACAAATCCACCAATAGATATTTTACAAATTTTAGATATGAAAATATTATATAAATATTCATCATACAATAATCATTTTTTATTTAATGATGTTGATGGAAGAATTAATCATTTAATTGATACCATTACTCCAGTAGGAGGTACATATATTAGATTTTTATCTGATTTTGAATATATTACTGATGCGATTAATTTGAATCACTATATTTATGATGATTTAATTTTGAGTTTTTATGATACAGGAATGGTTAATGGTTATTATTCTGCAAATTCATTTGTAAATGTTAATATGTTAAATCCAAATATTGTATCAAGTCACACATCGTTTACACAATTTATGTCAAATATAACAAATACTGATACATTTATTGAAACAAATGAAGGACAATTGTTTAATGGATATTTATTTTATATATATGGGTCACAATTAGATAAAAGAAATTTTGCAAATGTTGGATCAATTAGATGCAGTGATTTTAGTTATGAAAATGTTTTAGCTCTTGGAAATATATTAAAAACTGGTGATGATGTTAATATATATGATGCAAGTAATGTATCAACTTATTTATTAAATAATGTTCGTCCAAGCTATTTCAATTACAAAATTTATAAATATAAGATGAATCCTCATTTATATTATTCATATTTAAATATGGGGTATATTGAAAACTTATTATCATTATCAACATTTGGTAATATTGATTTACAAATTAAAAATTATCATGACTTTAAATATTCCGATATTGATAATGTAATAACAAATGTATTAAAATTTTATGAAGGTAAAGGTTATGATTATGATGCCAGTACACATTGGATGATTAACGGACAGGATCCATCAAGAGTTGTATTACCAACAGATGTTTCTCTTTATTCAAATATTATTGGATATTCAACAATTAAAGATAATATATTAACATATGAAGCAAATATATCATTAAATTTAGTGAATATATATGAATCTGATTTAATACGGTGGTCATCAGGTCGAATTGAGACTACTGATACATATTGGGATCCTATACTTGTAAGTAATGGATTAATTGCGAATGCAAATATTTATGTGCAAGACGTTAAAAATTTAATAATGTATTTTAACGATTATTTAGATAATTTACAATATATCAGATATATATTATTAAATGATACAACCATTACAAATACAGCATTAACTACAAAATTACAAATAACCTCATATAGTAATCTTGACACTTTAGGTATTAATGATTATATATTAGAATATTATAGTTCAAATGATGTATATTTAGCATTAAATAATTATAGAAAAACATATATATATGATGAGGTATTAGCAGGATTTGATAATGATTCCGATAATTATTATGATTATATGATTAATATTGCGGATACTGTAAAAATAGGGTCATCATTAAAAGATATATTGGATAAAACAGCAACATTATTTCCAGATAGCGATGTTTATACAATTGCAAATACAAGAAATTTATATGGAAATGTATATATTGATAATCATGACAATGTTGAAACTTATTTAATAGAACAAAGTAATATATTTACAAATTATTATAATGATTATGCAAATAATATGTATGTTTTAGATTTAAAAGATGATATTGAATTGAATACAATCAACAACAGTATTAAGAGTATAAACTTGAGTTCAAATCAATATATTCCAACACTTTCAACTATGGATCAATTTGGTGTTTATAATAGAAAATTATTTGGTTATAATGTTAGCTCAAATAGTGATATTATCTATGATACTACCGCAAGTTTAACATACTTATTTACAACACAAAGTAATCTTGCAAATGTTGATACATATACAGTTCCATATTTAAATTCATATGTATATGATAATTATAGAAAAACATATGAATATCAATTAAAACGTATTCAATCATATTTCTTTAATAATGTTATTCCTGCGAATGATGATGATTTAAATTATTTAAAACCATATTATGCATTAGAAAATTCTGATACAGATAATTATAATCCAATTTTTATAATGCAAGTGAATAGATTATATAACAATGATATTCCAACATATATAGCAAGTAATATAACAACTTTACCTAAATTAGATAATAATTTTAATGAATTAGATTATAATGTTGATAGAATAATAAGTAATAGTATTTATTATATTGAAACATTAAAAATACTTGATTATGCTTTAACCAATAATACTTTAAATGAATTTGATTATTATTATCAGAATGATCCAAACTTATATTTCCAAATTAATTGGAAAGTGACACTATCTCCAACAGGCAGTGAGAATGGTTCCCTTGGCCCACGTAGCGAAAAAAACATAGGTACCATATCTGAGATTGAGTATGATATTGAAGGATACCCATACAGATATAAAGTTGATATAAGTCTATATTTAGACGGTTTAAATGCAACATGGTATTATCGAAAAGATCTTCAACTAGGATATGAACATTATAAATCATACATGTCACTTGGAAATGTTAATACAATCGTTTCATATCTTACAAATAATGTTATATATACAGGTTATAACAGATATATAGATCGAAATATAGTTACTGATAATATAAATCCTTATAATATTTCTAATGTAAGTGAGATTAGCATTTTTGTTAATCATTCTCAATATATATCAACAGCTTTTCCTGTAATTCCAATAATTAATATATATCCTAATAATTCAATTGCAATACCAGATTCTGCTGCGTCTCCAGAAGCAATAAATGCTGGATTGTTGTCTACATATGTATTTTATCAATGGAATATTTTATATTTATTATTTGATTTATTTTTATTAGATGGAAAAATGAGAGTAAAATATACTGATATTCAGATATATGAAATTAGTAACCTTGGTATATTAAAATTTCCATATGAAGGTACATTATATAATCAACAAAATTATGCAACAATATATAGAACACTCGTATCAGAATATTTTTACTTAATATTACGTGGTAAACAAGTCATGCAAGAATCAACTATATCAACAATTAAATATTCAGACATTTACAATATTGTTCAAACTACAAAACTCTATGATATATTAAATGAATGGTATTTAAATAGTTTATTTGATTATAATCGTTATGATTTATTTGATGTATCAGATGATTATAAAATTCCAGAAATACAAAATAATCATTATTATTCTGAAAATTTCATGACTGTTTTTTCAATTAAGAATGCAATAAATGATAAGAATTTTCAACATTTAATTGATTTAACAAATTATAATAACAAATATAGTCAATTTTATTACTTAAATTCACCAACAATCTCAAATATTACTCTTCTCCAACAATTATATTTATCAAATATCAATAATAGTAATATTACATTCTTAGGTAATACAGGTGTTTTAGCAAATACCTCCTATAGTAATTTGTTAGTAACAACATTAGATTATAATGAAATCTATTCAAGTAATTTAATTACATATGGAGCAAATTTATATGCGAATATATGGTATATTAATAGTAGTGTTCCAACAGGATATGAGAATTTAACAATTACATTCAATGATTTAAAAATAATAAAAGGCAATATAATTCAATATTATATAAATGAAATTAAAAACTCAAATGTTATTACAAATTATTTATATTATGATTCTGTTTCAAACACTAATATTCAATCAATTCCAATAAGTAATATTACATATAATGGAAATGTAATATCAAATATAAATATTAATTTGAATGATAATACTATTAATATTCAAGGATATTCAGGAGAATATTATAAATTTGATTTTGATTATCTTCCAAAATTATATGATTATGAAGTAAATTTTGGAAATTTAAGTATAAAATTAAATCATTTTTATGATAATAATTTTTCAAATATATATGATAATTTGTTTATTCAATATAAGAATTTATACTTGGATAATACATATATTGTAACAAGTAATATTGATATCACACAATATTCTGGATATATGTATTTTAGTACTTTTATTGATAATTTAAAAACATTAGTTGTTGATCATGATTTTCAATATAATTTAACACTTACCCCTTCTAATTTTAATGTATTAAATGGAAACATATTAATTGCTCCAGAGACTGTTACTCAATATACCAACTATATACCAGCATTAGAAAAATATAAATTAGAATATTCTATAAAAGATTCCCTTGGATTTATTAGTGATCCATTACAATTTGATACAAATTATGTTAGATATACATTAATGAATCATGGAGCAAATATAACTAATGATGCTAATATATTTTCTAATAAATTACCACATTTAATTGAAAAAACAGATTCAATACAAGTTAACACATATAATAGATTATATACATTTAATCAATTTATTAATTTAGTATTTAGTTCATCTATTAATGGTAGTATCGCATATGATGAAGTTTCAATAAGTAATACATATATTGGTAATACCGCAGTACCTGTTATACAAAATACAGCAGATATTCAATTAGCATCATACAATATATACACATATCAACAAGGTGGAGATCCAAATGTATTAGTATTAAATAGTGTTATTGATATAAACAATCAAAAAGATAATTTAGAAGATGAGAAATTAAGATTATATGAGAATGTATTATCAAAGATAGATCAAACCAATAATGATATTACCAATTATATTACTGTTAATAATTTAGTTGATCAAATTAATATGAGACCAGCAAATGCGATTGTTTCATGGATAGAAAAACTTGGTGTATTCTTTGCTGATTATTATGAATTTTATATTGGTGGAGAAATAATTGAACGTCTTGAAGATGATTTTATTAACTGTCTCCTCGAACTATGTGTTGAACCTGGACAATATCGTGGTCTTAAAAAAATGGTTGGTCAAGACTCACGTTTAATAATTAAAAAATCTTCTTTAGGAAAATACACATTATACATTGATTTACCATTCTTTTTTAATAGATACAAGAAAATTCATTCACTATCAGTACCAATTATTGCTCTATTGTATAGTAAATTAAATTTAAAATTTAAGATTAAGAAATTGGATGATTTATTAGTTAAATTACCATATACAACTATTAAGAAAGGAAGTAAAATGAAAATGTCACTTTTAGTAGATTACATATTACTTGATTATAATGAAAGAAAGAAATTTGCGGAATCAAAACATGAATATATAATCGAACAAGTTCAATATTCTATTTTTACAACTAATACACCATCTATTAATAAAATTAAATTTAATTTCAAAAATCCAACTAAAATGATGATGTGGATTGCAAGATTACAAGATAAAGTTAATAAAAAGCAATATTATAATTATACATTAGATGACTATTACATTGATATTAATAAATATACATCATTAGATGAAACATCTAATAAATATTTTGATTTAATTAAAACGAAATATCCATATATATTAGACCATTATGTCAATGCGAATATAACAGAAAAACAAGTATTATGTATGCCATTTCAAAATTATGATCAAAACATACAAAATGATTTAATAAATGCTGTTGTACCATCTCAAGTACCTATTATAAGTAGTTCTGAATTAAAAGTAAATGGACATACACGATTTAAGACATCATATGATGAAACACAAAAAGTTAGACCATATACATTTTTTAATAATTCATACCTAAATGGAATAAATGTATATAATTTTGATTTATATCCAATGACTGCTCAACCTTCGGGATCTATAAACTTTAGTTTTTTAAATGACATTAATTTATTAGTAAATATTAATCCTTCAGTTTCCCAAGATTTAAATATAAAGACTATGACAATATCGTATAACATATTACGTATAATGAGTGGTTATGGTGGTCTTGGTTTTGATATAATTTAGTTGTATTCAATATAATATTATATAATATTATATTAAGTAATAAATGGGAGGTGGTTTAGTTCAACTCGCGGGATATGGATTACAAGATATGTATTTAACACATAATCCGACAATAACCTATTTTAAAATGGTTTATAAAAGACACACTAATTTTTCGTCTGAAAGTATTCCTCAAAATTTTCAAAATACACCAAATTTTGGAGGAAGATATACATGTAATATAGCAAAAAATGGTGATTTAATTGGAGAAATATATTTATGTGTAACATTACCAAATTTGCCAAAAATAGTTGATACAAGTTTCATTAGTCAAGATCAAAATTTAAAAAATATAGTTATTACGGCATGGATGGAAAAAATTGGTTTTGGATTAATTAAATCGATTGAATTTGAAGTTGGTGGAAAAATCATAGATAAATTATATGGTGACTGGTTAAATATATGGTATGAAATATCTCAAAAAAATAATAAACCAGCATTGAATCAAATGATTGGTAATTTACCAGCATTAACAGATTATATGAATGGTCGTGGGTCACAATTATTACATATACCAATTCCATTTTATTTTTGTAAATATAAGGGATTAGCATTACCATTAATTGCTTTAGAATATAGTGATGTTAAAATAAATGTAGAATTTAATAATTTAACTGATGTGTTGATAATTGGGCCGACAAATTACATTATAATAAATGAAGATATGGTTAATTTTGTACCAAATGAAATGTTATCTCAAACTATAAATAATGTTACAACATATGGTAAATTTATAACATATGATGAATTAACAAATAGATTATATTATATAAAATTAATTTCAACATCATCATTTGTGTCTGGAACATCAATTGTAGGAACAAACTCAGAATATACTGTTATGCCCAATGGAACAGAATTTAATTATTTAAATAAAATAAACAATGTATTTAGTACTGATAGTATTACATTAGGTAGTACATTTTTGTATGTTGATTATATCTTTTTAGACAATAATGAAAGATTAAAATTTGCTAGATCAAATCATGAATACTTGATAGAACAATTACAATTTGACAATGATAAGACACTTATAAATAATAACAATAAAATAAAAATATTATATAATCATCCTACAAAGGCATTATTTTTTGTAACACAATTTGATTATATTCTTAATTCAAATTTAATTGATATGTTTAATTATACAAACAGTTATGATAAAAAAATTGGAACAAATATCGTTACAAATGTTCAGTTCTTATTAAATGGTAAAGATAGAATAACACCAAGAGAATCACAATATTATTCATGGATTCAAAATTATCAGAATTTTCAAAATGCTGCAAGTGAAGGTATTAACGCCTATTCTTTCTCAATTAATGCTCAAGAATTTCAACCTAGTGGATCATGTAATTTTTCACGTATAGATGATATTACTATTGTTTTAACAGTTGATAAATCAATTAGTTACCAAAATACTGCAACTGCTCGTATTTATGCATTAAGTTATAATGTTTTACGTATTATTAACGGAGTTGCTGGATTGGCATTTGATAGTTAGTTTATTTACCAGTTGATCCAAACCCACCAGTTCCACGTTCAGTTTCATCAAGTGTTTCAACAAAATTTACAGCAAATGGTTGGAGAGTTGGCATGCACAGTTGGAAAAGTCTCTCGTGTTTATTAATAGTATAGGGTTCAGTAGAAGTGTTAAATACTTTTGCCATGATGTTACCACGGTATCCATAATCAATAATTCCAACAGAGTTTGCCATTATTAAAGGAGTCTTAGAAATACTGGATCTTGGGTAAAGATAGTAGCCAGATACGGATGGAAAATTAGGAGAGCATCTGATTTTAAGGTCTACTGTTCCTACTGATTGAGGAGCAATTGTAATAGTATCAGGACAATACAAATCATAACCACTGTCTGTGGAATGATTCGATTTTTCCTTATAGACGTCGGCGAGAGATGGGTCTTGGAATTGGATAGATAGTGAAGTCATTTTAATATAATAATATTATATTAGAATGTAAAATAATAATAAATCAATTTTTTTAAAGGAATTTATGATTGGTTGATGATTAATGTTAATGCCTTTGTTATCTTGTTAGTCTTGGAACTGATTTGGGCGAGTGTGGCATTGTAGGCATCTGCGAGATTTTTTAATTCTGTTTCACTTTGAATTTTTGCATCTTTATTTATTTTACCATTTGCAAATGCAGATACAACTGATTTTAATTGATCGCTTCTAACCTTTGCGGCAGCTTCTGCAGTTTTTAAGTTTGCAATCTCGGTATTTAATGCATTTTTAGTTGCATCTGCTAATCTATTACCTAATCTTGCAGATGCTCTGTCGAGTGCATCTTGGAATTGTTCAGACATTCTTCCTTCATCTTCAAGGGGTTGCCATAAACTATTGAATCCACCTCCACCTTTGAATGATTCTCCAAATAATACTCTTCCGCGTCCTCTCATTTCAAGGGGAACATTTGGGTCTAATGACGCACCACCTCTTAAAGTTATTTCAACTGTTTGGGTTCCTGGCATTCCCATCCAATTTTGGATATTTTGTTGAGTAACCATTGCATTTTTTAATTGTTTTGCTTTTAATGCTGTAACTCTACGGAGAACAACTGGGTCGAGTAAATCATAGATGTTAAAATGAGCACTGTTGATTGTTGGGGGGAGCATTTCTTTAAATTTATCTATACGACTTAAGGTACTATATTGAAAGTCTATTATTTGTTTTAATTGTGATTTGTTTGTTACTTGTTGGCCATTTAATGTTAATTTAGAGTATAAGTTAGTTAAGGATTCATCATCTAATAGATTGGTGATTGCATTAAAGATCTCATTTGATGTTGAAAAATTTAAATTGAAAATATTTGGAACTTTTCCAGATTTAATATTTGTTGCTACATCATCTAGCTGGGTGCTTTCTAAATGAAGTTTATTTGATGTAGATGTATTTCCTACAGCAGGTGGTATGACAATATTAACGGGAAATGTGGACATATTATATATATTATAACATTATAAAAATATTTTTCCTTAATTAAAACTAAATCTTTTTAATAAATTTTTATTAATTTTTGTTGAACTATATATAATTTCATAGAGTATTCCAAGGATAATACTCACAACAATATTATCACTCCAATTACATATTCCAAATAATACTAATTTTTCAAAATTATCTCCAGCTCTTAAAAGTGAATCTAATATCAAAATCATTTGTTGTTCTGGTCTTTGTGCTAATAATTTATCATCTCTCAAACTATATTCTTTAAAAAAATTCTTATTTCGTTCAACTACAATTTCTTCTATTGGTTTAATTATAAATTTTCCTTTTCTAAAATTATTCTCATCATAATTATTTAATAAATCTATATATTTTTCTGCCTCTTTTTTATCCCCCAAATCTTCATTTATTTTTTCAATCCATATATCAGTATGCACTTTATTTAGAGCATAATGAATAAATAATCCGCAAATAATAGTACATATTACCTGATTTGTATCACTTGTGTATTTTTTTATAAAAGTTTCAATCTCTTTAATCAACTTTTTTTTATCATTAATTTTTAAAGCGAATGGGACAGCTAAAAATATTAAAGAATAATATTCTTTTTTATCACCTTTATTCACTAACGTCAAAATTGTATTCTCTTGAATATCATCAAATTCTCCATTTTTTACAATCATTTTAATATCATCTCTTTTATCAAATTCATCATATAATTTTTGATTTAATTCTAATAAACAATTCATACCTAATTTTGTTTTAAAATGAGTTATTCCACCACATTCAGATATTAATACATTATAAATATAAATGCTTGATGTTACAATAAGATTATAATTTTGTTGTTTTTCCCAATTATCAAAACCAAATTTTGTTGATTTTAATTGTGCTTCCATTGCGATTGCATTAAGAAGATATATTATTTTATAATTACTGAGTTCCATTTATAATATAAATATATAATAATATTATAATATATGGAAATAATTCAAAATTATATAAAAGAGGATTTATATGAAATTCTTGGAGTTAAAAATGATACTTCCCTATCAGAAATCAAGAGTAGATACAAGAAATTATCAATTAAATTTCACCCAGATAAGTATATTACAAGAACTGAATTATCAAGTGAAGAAAAGAAAACATTACAAGCACATTTTAATTTAATTAATATTGCTTATAAAATTTTGTCATCTGAAGATACCCGTAAACAATATGATAAGTCACGTAAAGAATATTTAGATGCTGGTCAAATATTTGATTTAAAGAAGCAATTTAATAATTTTGAAAATTTTACATATGGAGATGAAGGAACTGCGAAGAAAACATTTGCTGAAGAAAATGATAAAATAAATGTTGATAATGAGAAAGTTGCAGAAGATATTCGTCTCAATACTGTTAAGAACTTAAATAAAAAGTTTGAAGTCGCTGCAAATCCAGATTTAGATTTATTCCGTAATAACAGTAAAGCAAAAGAAGAATATATGAGTAAATTCAATGATTTATTTGATACATTTAGACCAAAAGGAAATCAAAATACAGAAATAATGGCATATAATGGAGATGATAATGTATCAACCTTTGATTCAGCATTTCAAATATTAGATGTATCACATAAAGATTTTAAGGATAATAATATGTCATTAGATGAAAGAATGAATTTATACAAGAAAGATTTTGAGGAATCTGTGAAGATTCCTAAAAAAAAGAAATAAATCAAACAAAAGTTTCCTTACAACAGTTATATCCCAATTCAATTAATTCAATACGTAGTTCTTCCGTAAGTTGGTAATTATATGAACTAACTTTAGGTTTTACAATTAATATTTTAGTTAAATTTTTGTATTTATCTACTTTATTTTTAATAACTTCATTTACTACAACCCTATATAAATGAGTTAAATAATTAATTATATTCATGTCATCAATTTCATATTTATCTAATGATGTTTGTAAAACAATACCAATTGTTTCTCCAAGCTCATTATCAGGTATTAATTGAATTGGGAAATTATCTTTCATAACTCCATCAACATAATAAGAATCATTATATGAAATAGGATTAAAAAATATAGGAATACAACTTGTCATACGTAACAATAAATATACTGGTATATCCGGATAATTTTCATGACTAATATATTCCATTTTATCATATGTTAAATTTGTAGTTCCAACTATAAGCATTTTATTTGTTTTATCAAATAATTCTTTCATAGTAATATTTTCATTAAAATGTTTATTAGTTATAAATTTTTTAATTAACTTTGTAAAATTTTCTCCATCCGTTAATCCCCTAAATTTTTCATTTAATATTTGTTCTAATTTTAAATCAAAAATTTTCTCAAAATTGAACTTCAATAAAAAATTTTCAATTTCACCAATTTTATATCCCAAGATAATAAGTAAACTAGTAAATGCACCCATTGATACGCCAATAAATTTATTAAAATTTTTTGTCATATCATGTTCTTCAAGATATTTAATAATACCAAAAAATTGGAAACCATTAAAACCACCACCACTAATAACTAAATTTTTATAATTGTTCATTATTAATCATAGATAAAATAATTATTACAAGTAAACCAAAAAGAATGATTGAAATTATGTTATTTGAATTTTTATTTTTTAACATAGATGTGTATTTAGATAAATCAATAAAATTTTCAGTCATATTAAAATTAAGACTATCTAAATTTAAACTATCTAAATTTAAACTATTAACACTTAAGTTACTTGGGTTGTTTAAAGTAAACTTTTCTAAAATAGCATTTCTACATTTCTTGCATCCTTGGAAATGACTAAATAATCTATCACATTGAGATCCATCATCCATTTTTTTTAATTTTTTTAAATCTCTTAATTCAGTTTCAAAATGACTATCACTAGGAACAGATTTTGCACTTGAAGCAGTTAACTCGTTGGTAGCATCTTTAACATTAGTTGCAGGTTTATAAGCCTTTTTATATTTATCTAAATCATTTGATAATTTCCATGCGTCTTCAATATTTGAATACATATAATCTTATTATATAAAAATTTTAAAATTTAAATATTTAAATATTTAATTTTTTAATATAGATTGATTCGGATTTTTTCTAAATTATATATTTAGAAAAATCACCTAATTATATAAATCTCTGATTTAGAGAATTACGTTTATAATATATATTTAGTTTCTAAAATACAATTATAATGTCTAATATTAAACCTAAAAAAGTTTTAACTACTGATACTGATTTATATTTAAATTTATTGGCGGATGAAACAAAAATTAAAGAGATGCCAGTTCAAAAATTATCAGTTGTTAATGAAAATACAAGTGATGATGATGAACATGTTGTAGATGCACTTAATTTAGAAGGAAATTCAACATTTAATAATTTAAAATTTCAACAAACTGATAAAAAATCTGATGATTCTCAAAGTAGTGATAGTCGTTCTTCTGAGAGTTCAAGAAGTGATAGAAGAGAAGAAAGAAGTGATATTAAAAATAATCAATATGAGATTCCATTTGAGCAATTACCACCTCAACAACAAAGATTAAAGAGATTAGAAAAGTTTATGCAATTGAAATACATTAAAGAAAAGTTTAACATTTCACTCTCTAAAGAATATACGATAAATAGTGATTATAATGAAATGTGTGCAGAAGTAGAGTTTCATACAAATTATCACAAGAGAAGAAATGGTATTGAATTTTGGAAATCAACATTTGTATACAGTTCTAAAGGTGTAGAATATTTAAATAAAATGTTTGATCCATTTGGATTTGATTTAAATGGATGGAGTGATCATTTTGCAGCAATTGATGCCAATTCAAATGATGATATATTTGGTGAATTATATGATAAATACAAATCTAAATTAGATGGATATTCTGTTGAATTCAGAGCAATATTGATGTTTGCAGGATCTGCAGGAGCATTCGTAACAGCGAATAGTGTCGCAAATGTACCAGGAATGGCAAAAATCAAGGAGACAAATCCTGAACTATATGATAAAATAAAGGCGAATGTAGCAAACATTGCGAAGGCGAAGATTAATGAAATCGCACCAAGTAATCAACAAAAGGATGTAATAGAACAGAATGCAATGTATCAAAAGATGTTATTTGAGAAACAACAAGTTGAACAACAATTAGCAAATCAAAAAAAAGAGATGGAAAGAATGGTTGATAATCAACAAAGAATAATTGAACAACAACAAAATGAGAATAGTACATTAAAGAATAAGATTGGTGGATCATTTACAGGACCAAACTTTAATAAATCTACAACTGTTGGAGCAGCAAGTGGTAATGCAATTCCATCAAAAGCACCTGCAAGTTCCAATATTAATTCTATTTTAAATAAGCTTAAATTAAATTTACCAAAGAATGATGAAACAAGTTCAGTAACAGAAGAGAAAAGTAGTGATAAAAGAATATTAATGAGTGCGACTGTTGATTCTGAAAAAATTCCTGCTGCCAAAATAAATGTAAAAACAAAGATTGCTCCAAGAAGTAAAAGAGCAGTTAAATGAATATAAAAAATAATTTTATTTTATTTTTTATATTAAAAATTTATTTGAAATAATTAACTTTTGTAAAATAATCCATGAAACCAACTGGTTCTACGATTGGTTTTCTTGGTGGTTGAGGGGGTAATGTTTTACTAACATTAATATTTTGTTGAATTGCTTCAGATGTATCCATTTGTGTTGATACATATGATGATTCAGTTGTAGAAATAGGTGTTAAATTAGACGATGATGATAATTCAGATGTTGATGAGTCAGATATAGATGTAGATGGACTTATTGTTGTATTAAGTTCTGCAAGTTTTGCTTTTGTTTTATTAATTTCATTATCTAAATTATTTATACGTGAAGTTGATTCGGAAACTGGTATTTTTGTTTGAGCAATTTCATTTACGGATGCTTTCTTTGTAGCAGCAGCTTCTTCAGCAGCAGCTCTTCTTGTTGCTTCAGCTTCTGCAGCCACAGCTTTCTTAGATTCTTCTGCTTCTTTCTTTACAGCTGCAGCTTCTTCAGCAGCAGCTTTTCTTGTTGCTTCAGCTTCTGCAGCAGCTGCTTTCTTGGCATCTTCTGCTTCTTTCTTGGCAGCTGCAGCTTCTTCAGCAGCAGCTTTTCTTGTTGCTTCAGCTTCTTTCTTTGCTTGTTCAGCTTCTTCCTTAGCAGCTTTCTTTACTTCTTCGTGTTCTTTTCTTTCTTCTTCACGACGTTGTTTTTCTTCTGCGTGACGTTGTTTTTTTTCTTCTTTTCTTGCTTCTTTTGCTTCTTTCTCTGCTTGTCTCTTCTCTTCTTTTGCTGAATTATTACTTGATTCATTATCAGAGGATTTATCTGAGATATCTTTTGGTTCTGAAGAATCAGAATCAGACTCATCCTTCTTCTTTTTATCCTTCTTCTTCTTATCTTTCTTAGATGATTTATCTTTCTTAGATGATTTATCTTTCTTAGATGATTTATCTTTCTTAGAAGATTTCTTAGAAGATTTCTTAGATGATTTCTTAGATGATTTCTTTGATCCCTTCTTTGATCCCTTCTTTGATCCCTTCTTTGATCCCTTCTTTGATCCCTTCTTTGATCCCTTCTTTGATCCCTTCTTTGATCCCTTCTTTGATCCCTTTTTTGATGACTTTTTCTTTGATGACTTCTTTTTTGATTTACCTTTACTACCTTTTCCTTTACCACCAATATATTCAAGTGTATTTCTTAATTTAATTGGATCAGTTTCTGAAGCAGGATGTAATAATTCACCACCAACTTTTCTTCTACTTAAATTTAAAGATTTACATAATTTTGAAAAATCATTAAATATTCCTTCTAAAGTTTTTTTTTCTCCTCCACTCAAATTTGTAAATTGATTTATATTATTAATATCCTGAAATAATGAATGAATTGTAGATTCACTCATTGATTTAGATACTTTTTTTAATCTATGTAATATTGTTTCTCCGTTAGTCATATATTATTACTTTATATATAATTATTATATAAAAAGAAATCAATATAAATATTTATGGAACCATCAAATGTGAAAACATCTGAAGTAAAGATACCAAAAAAACGTGGTAGAAAACCTACGGGTAAGATTTTTCAGCTTGAGAAAGGTACTGTCAAAAATGTTGAAACCGATAATGAATGTATTATTGCGTTTTTACCTTTAAACATGATTGATACAAAAGATATTGATGATAAATCAGATTTTGTTAAGAAAACTATAAAATCGAATGTATCAAATGTATCTATTTTAAATGATTTAAAAACAATTATATCTCATACATCAGAATGTTCAACAGATCTTGGAACAGAAAAACAACAATTAAAAACACGGGCAGACGATGATAATATTATAAAATTAAAAAACAAAGTACATGAATTAGAAAAATTATTATATGATAATATTAAATTTGATAGATTAAATGATATATGTATTGATATTACAAAAGGAAATTTAGAAGATATTCATTGTTGGTGGTGTTGTCATGAGTTTGATAATCAACCAATTGGAATTCCTGATAACTATCGTGATGAAGTATTTCAAACATATGGTTATTTTTGTTCATTTAATTGTGCAAAGTCATATAATTTAGATTATATTGATAATAAGACAGAAGAAAAAAATTGTTTGTTGATGATGTTAAAGAAAAAATTAATAAATGAGGATTCATTTATTAAGCCAGCAAACCCAAGACAATCATTAAAAATCTTTGGTGGTCATCAAACAATAACTGAATTTAGAAAAGATTTTCGAATGATTGATAAAACAACGTTGTTAATTTTTCCTCCAGTAAAACCGCTAAAATTATATGTTGAAGAAGAATATAAACACAAACTTGTTAGATTTCAAAATGATTATAAAGTAAAGAGACAAAAGCCATTGGTTAGAACAGCAAATAATTTGTCAAATATGATGAAAAGTAAGTAATTTATAAATAAATTAAAAGAATTTCATGTTTGCGCAACAGAAGCCACAGTTGGTAGGTGGCTGCGATCCCCAGATAACTGGAAACTCACAGATGCGACAGGTTGTAAATGCAATTTCTCCTACTGGCATTTGGGTAGAAATTTGTGAAGTATCCATTTCAATTGGCATTTCATGAGCAATTCCTGAAACTATAATATGCATTTCATTTAACTGTCTTATCCGTTCACGAATTTTCTCAGTCAATTTGTCCTCCTCCTGTTTGAGTTTTTCCTCGCGTGCCTGTTGAACGGCTCGGAATTGTTCTTGCATTTGGCGAAGCGTGAACTCTCGCGGGGGTGGCTTGTAAGGTGGCTTGTGCTTAGTTGCCATTTTAGCAGTATTAACTTAATATCATATAATGTTATATGATATTAAATTTCAATTTTTTTATTGATTTCATTTATGAAATCAATAAAAAATTAGGCTGAAGGTTCAATTTTTTTATTGATTTCATTTATTAGG